AACCTTGCACCACAAAGCATTAGCGGACGCCCCGCTTCCCCGACCGCCTTACCCATACACGCCGGCTCCACCGGTAACGCCGCCCATGACATCTTGGATGTCTCTCCCGTAAATCTGATAGTGATTGCCATAGCTCTCAAATGTTAGTTGATATCTGTTTAATCCCATCCTAATTGTCTCGCAACACCCTCCATCTCGCTATATGCGATCCTATGACATCCAGCAACCAATATATCATTCTTATAGCTATTGATCTTCCATTTGTGACCGGTTGTATCCAATACCATATCGTGTTGGAATTTACCGCCATTATGGAAGAACTTTATCAATTTCCAAAGTCTCTCAGCCTCAGCTCGTCCTATCTTGATATTCTTACTAGTCTCAATTATGCCATTCTTGATGCGAAGCCATACGTTAGGCTGGTCATCCTCCAAATAATAATGTAGATATAATTCCAGAATCTTGCCAGACTTCCACATCTCGATCTGTTCTTCAAATTTTTTCTTGCGATCTTCTTTTTCTTTTCTTCTTTTTTCAAAAATTAAAGCCTCTTTTTTCGCCTGACTATCTTTCCATCTCTGACATCTGGCCACATACTTAGCCCACGTTCCTTCACCACAAATCTCATCTACTATCACATTGGTCGTCCCTAAAGTTTCTAACGCTTGATGATTTAGCAATACCTCAAACACACGCTTTAACTCATGGACATATTCACTTTTAATCTTATCCGATTCATAAGATAACGCATGTTTAGTTCCAATCCAGTTGTTTGCGCTCTTTTTAAGAAGGCTCTCGGGGGTACCCATATTAAAGAACTCAATATAATCCATTAGACTTCTAAATACTCCCCAAACATCCCTATAAGACAGGCTTGTTCTGACCTTCTTGTATTTCTCGATAACCTCTTTGATAAGCTCCAATCGACTGGTGATAAAAGCCATGCTACCATCATCAGACATATTATATCCAACAGAAAATACCTTTGAACCAGTTGGTATTGCACTACGAACACAACGTTGATGTTTACAGGTAGAAGAAGAATAATACTCATCGTTAAGCAAATACGCCTTTTCACCACACTTATTTCTTACGATTCTTCCAACCTCAAAATGATAACCATAAGAATAAATACTTCTACCTTCAAAGAAAAGATTACTACCTTTCCCGGATTCTTTCTTTTCATTTGCTCATAAGTGAGCGACCATAGAGTTGTTCATATCAATATTTTTTTTGTTATACAACTACAGATTAATAATACGATATACGTTCATTACATCCGACATCTTGAATTTATCAACATCCGTATTCTCAACATCATATGTATATGAGTCAAACAAATTACTTACTGCGTTTAACCAATCATCATCTGTCGGTTCTTCTACCTCATCCATACAATCATACACATCCCAGTAATTCATGAGGATACCTTTGTACGCTATTTTCGGATCAGCGTATTCTCCTCTTGACATAAAGCAGATGTTTTTGCCGACTTCGTTGCCGGCAACTATCTTTTTGTAATCTTCTATAATTTTGTTCATTTTATGATCTCAAATTTAATTCCTTCCGGAAGTCGGGAGCGATCTACGTTATTTACGAAATCATCAAACTCTTCCTGTGTGATTTTCTTTTCATAATCATTCCAGTTGAAAGATAAAGTGTTTGAGTGAGGGTAATATATCACATTATCGGTTAACAATCCATAATCAAGTACACAGAGCATTATCTTTTTATCTGTTTCCGCTTTCCTGATTATCTTATCGTATTGCTCACAAATTTCAGTACGCTTTTTCAACATCTTTGCCTTATGAGCCTCCTCCCTACGTTTTTCGATATTTTCTGCGGAATAATACCCGGTTTTAATGTGCTCTTCAATAAGCAAACGCTCCTCGTCCGTTAATATCAAAGTAAATCTTTCCTTTTCTGGCGTATATGGATTTACCCATTTCTTGCTACACAGGTCTTCAAGTTCAACAAGAAGCTTGTCTGATTCTCTTTTCCATCTATCCACGATCCCAAGATTGAAAAGCAGATACTTGAAATACATTTTATCATCCACCGCCTCGGACAACTTGGAATATTCCTTGTCTGATATACGTAAATATTCAATAGCTACAGACTTATCGCTATTCTTTATGTGATACGTGCCATTTTCCACCGGATACATAGGAGCACCATAATGGTTACAGCAATGTAATGGTATGAATTTTGCCAATTCTGGAACATACTCCGCAATTTCATCGTGACAGCAACCTCCCATATACTCCTCATATCGTCCATATTTGTTTTTTTGTCTGATATCGGCAGTTATGCTCCAGTCGCACATATTGTTATGACAATCATCATCTAAAGATATAGTGACTATTATTCTATATTCTTCTCCGTCTTCTTTAAGATAATTTGTTTGCTTATAAATTAGCTTGTTTGCAGTTTCCATATCATTTTAGTTTAATCATTATACTTGTGAAAAATAAAATCCGCACATTCTCCGGGGAGTGTTCCTGCGTCATTATACTGGTAGAATCCTTGTGTTTCCAAATCTACATCTACCGGATAACCTTCTGCTGCTTCCAAGAAGCGTTTAATTTCCTTACATTCTTCATCCGTTAATCCAGTGTAATCATCATTGATTAACGGGCAAGCCCAATAAATCGGAAGCCTGTATCTTATTACCTCTATATTCATAATCTCATCAATTTACAATGTGAATTTTCAAATACGGGAACCATTCCATGCGCCCTGAAATACTCGGTCGCTATTTTAAAAGCGTACAAGGCAGGTCTTTCCTGGATATTTCGTGTTGTCTCATAAAGAGATATTGGCTGGCAAACATAGAATTTCTCATTACCAAGACACCCAAAAACACCATCCAAATAACTTTCATCACAATTAGTGCCTCCTAGCATCAACAAATCACATCCTGTCTTTCGTGTTCCGAGAATAAATGTCTTGTTCTTGTTTTCCGGAAGCATGAATATTTCCTTATCAATCTTAAACCAGTCAATCTGGCAACTCTCTACATCACGGCGAACAATCTCGTCAATCTCACGGGCATATTCTTCTTGTGTTTTCATGCTATTTCATTTAATGGTCCAACATAAACATCTCCATCTTCATAATAAAGTCGATCTTCATACTGATTATGATGAAGCTCCTCACGTATCGCATCTTCATCGTCAGCCCAATGTTCATATTCCTCATGCCAAGCCTTGAAAAAATTATTATAACATTTTTCTATTAAATCCTCTAAAGAGAAATCCTCCGGGTAAGTACACCAAGTATCGTAATAATCAATTATTGGTTTAAGAAGATAATAATCATAACACATCCCTGTTAATGGACAATTGTCTTCGTATCCCAATATTACCCGACTGCGTCTGCACTTGTAAGTATATTTCCCATCTATATATTTACCTATAGAATAATATTTACCTTTCGTGATATGTGGCATAATGTTGTTATTGATATACCTGAACAATAATTTACCGCATAGATTCTCAGGGAATATATCACGATGATAATCTGTAGGATGTTCATAAATAGGATCCTTGTATTTAAACTCATAACTAAAATCATATCTCTCGTATCCAACTTCCCAACCATAAACCCTAGTATCTGTCATATCCTCAAAGGCTTTCATCGACTCTTGATAGTCTATACTATAAGCATCCATACATTGCTCCATTACATTCCAGCGCTCACGCTCTATGATCCTTTCTTGTGAATCTTTTGACAGTTCATCAAACTTATACACTTTTAATACAATCTCTTTCATAATTCCTCCTCTTTTAATATAACTAGATCCCTAATGTCAATCGAATGACATACGTACCTCCTTATGTTCACGTTTAGAGATATGATTGTGGCTATTCTCACGAACCACCACAATCCAGATTCAGATATCATTCATCCTTTATCTTTACGAATGGGTTTTCTACATAAAACTCCACTACATCCTTAGATTTTATAGATGTCACTATACCGGTGGTATCCACAAATCCATCTGTCTCATCCATTGTCAAATCTTCTATTTTATCTCCCGGCAGAAAACAAAGATTATAGTCTTGATCAATATACATAATCATCTTTAACCTAACCATGTCATCAATGACGCCTTTCATTCTCTCCACAACATCTAATTGATCATCAGTAAGCATTAATTTACTTTTTGAAGATTTTACTAATCTCATGTCTCCATTCTTGTCAACTACAGTCAAGTCATTGAATTTATACACATCTTCACATGTTCTGTAATATGTTTCCTTACAATAAATTTTTCCTTTATTATCTATTTCAACATCAAAACATTCCAACTTACACTTGACAGCTCTTCCGTTTTTGTATTTCCACACATCACCTATTGGAGCGAATCCGTATAATGACTTAAAAACATCATATATTGATAGTTTTGTCTTAGGGATGCTCTTATCCTTTTTAAAACATTCTTCGGACGAATAAAATAATTTCCCATCTAATGTCTTCTCAGCCCTACATCCTCCCCATGTTCCTACATATCTAACTACTCCATATGTAAAACTGATCAAGATTTTATCAATCTCAAACCACTTTAATTTTCCTGACATATCGTCAAAAAGATATCCACTCTCTAGATAAACCGATAAATGCTCTCTTATTTCCATAACAATTTATTTTTTAATTAAACAACATCATTTGCCTTGATCAGTATCAATCTCAATACTCCTCTAAGTATCATGGTTTTCATGATACAACTCATAATATTACATTGAACTTCTCATTTAAACAATCTAAAGCTCTTTGATACTCCTCTTCCTTGTCGAACTTAATTTGAGTACTGTTCTCCAAGCCAAAAAACAGGTAAAAGGATATGACCCAGCCCGACCCGTCCACGGCCTGCCCCTTGGGTGCCCACGACATCACCTGCTTCTTGGATATATACCAATTCCCTATCTGCACGAAGTCAGGATAGTTGTTAATCAAATACCTTATCTGAATATTCAGATAATCCATATTATCAAAATAAATTATGTGATATTTGTTTCTTATCCTTATCTTCAAAAAGGGATTATCCCCGTAATACGCAGCGAAGGCTGACACCACGGAGATAGGGTATCTAACGCCTTTTATTATCACCCATTTCATATACAATACCTCCTTATATTAAACTATTTAATATAAATTCATCTTCCTCCGTTCTCTCTTTCATAGGCTTATTTTGTACCGTTTTGACAAGATCAAGCACTTCATCCCAAGTCCTTTCTGATAGCGTCCCATTATTTATGCCACAACATCTACATCCACTAGAAAATACCGGTATCATACTTCCATCACACATCCTAACGAATTTATATCCTACATATTCATTGCATAAGAAACATCTTCTTACTGGGATAAACCTTATTCCACCTCTATTAATGATATTTATTAATACCTCACGATTCATATTATTCCCTTAATTTACATTTAACCTCCTTAACATACATAGGAGAATGCAATCCCCTATGCAACTTTATAGCCCGATCTATATCCTTTTTAGGATTGTGGTGAGATTGATATATCTCGAACATTTCCCTAGCCTTGACAGGGTTCGTTCGATCTTTGTATCTATATCTCCTTTTCTCCCGTTTAAGGCGTAATATCCTATTAACCTCATCAACGTATATCCTTTTCATCTGCCACCTCCCTAAAGCCCCGGAAGTGGCGTTATACGCTCGATCGTCATTCCTTGACTCCACGAAAGACAGGGCGGCCGCCAGCTTATCCCATACCCGTGCCTCTACCACGGCAGGCCTTGGGGCGTGGGGCATGCCTCCGTTCCCTTTTGGTGGTGTCAATATTATCATCGCCATCACAAGTAAGTATCTTATCACGTTCCCTTGTTTTTATAAAACTCCTCCCCGAATTTCACATTATCCACATAATCTTCCATACACTCATGAACAATTATATGAATATCACCCTCCGTATATGTTACCTCGGACATCAGCCTCTCATTAGTCATCCACCAAGAATAACTATCAATATGCCGTATCTCAAATCCATGATCATGCAACGCATACATAACATTATATCTTAAATCCCTGTCCATCATCATACACTCGTACACGATATAGCCATTGATACTTTCATGAGACCTACCGAACGTATAAACGTACCTACCCATCAACTTATACAACTCCCTTGCCATAGGATTCGGGATCGCCTCATCCATATTAAAATCCCCATCTGGATCAATAACCCACTCTACATCCCGCTCATCAATACAAGCCCTAGGCATTCCTATCGTCCGTACATAAAGGCGTGATCGGTGATCCTCGCTTAACACCGTCCCGATATACTTTTCCCCTTTGGCATATCCTATATTATGGTTGCCGGTTATATTAAATACAATTTCAGCTCCTATATTAATCTCATCCATATTCAAGATGTTTGTATCATTTGTTATCTTTTTTATACAAAAAGAGGATATAATGGCATAATATTATGATATCAAGACACGAATGCGTTATCTATCATATTATCATACATATCCTCTATACAACGTCATTTATGGCATTATATCGTATATGATGCCGCAGGCCATAAATACATCTAATTAACCCTTTTTTAAGGGCTTATTGCCATTTAGGTAACTAGCTATGCCTAATATTTTCGAAATAAGGGCTTTTTTAGCCTTATACTCATCGTTTATCCCTATTATCGCATATCTGTATACCATCCCATCCTTCGACACCTCCACGCCCACGTATTTAGGCGCAACGGCATCCCTATGTAATACGATAAACGGGCTTTTGCCGTCTAGCTCATTTATCAACTGATTAAACTGTCGCCTTGTCATCTGATAGTGATATTATTTCCATGTTATAAATACGATCTCTTTTTACCCTTATCTTCTCGCACAGCTCATCGAAGCACCCATCTTCTTCTAACCTACCAACATAATATGATACATTCGATTTAGAGCTTCCTTGAAGATATATATTTCCTCCTATATTCCTTGAGAAAAAATTAGGCAAGACCATCTTTTGCCTCTTATCCTTATTATCCATGTAAGATATAACGACAACCCATAATTCTGGCTCCCGTTCTTTTACAGATAACATGAGATCAAGACTCGATTTACCATTAATATTCCTCCTGCCAGTTTCGTTATAACGAAGAATAATATAATCATTCGCGTTATCATCCTCAACCATCACGACTATAGGGCGATCTCCCTCCCCATTATCACATAATACTCTTGGCTCTTTCCCGTTGCGGAGATACACCTTATCGTAATCTCCGTTTTTGTATATCTCAAAATCAAATTCTATCACCATATTATTTTCTCCTATTGATGTATTGTTGCGTACGTCCTTCCTCTATTTTTTCGAAATAAAACTTATTCCCATATAACCGAGTGAAGCAGATGTTATACCCGAAATGCTCAGCGCGTCTGATCTGCGCATAACCTCTACTGATGTCATTATTATCAATCAGCGTAACAAAACAATGTGATCCTACTTCTGTATTCAAAACCAGATTTTCCCAATCTTTTACTTCCATATCAAATCTCCTTAAATAATTTTTTGTTATGATTATCGCTATTATACCATTTATCAATATTATCGTACTGCTTTGGATAAACCCCATAAGACCTACACCACCTAGGTAACGGCCCGTTCAGCACGTCTAACGCCGTCGCAAGATCGAACGTAGCTTCCTCCTTGACACAACACCCCGATCCACTTCCACAGCTCGGTATATAGGCTCTGCTATATGCTACGCTCATTCCATATTCCCCATGACTCAGATACCCGATGTTAGGCGAATCAGGGAAGGCGTAATACAACATTATATAATCACCCTTACTCCAACCTCTATTATAAGTATCATCCTGCCACGCAAAAACCCTGCAACCGGCTTCTTTCAGTTCCGCTGCCGCTCTTTTTAAAACATTGTCCATATTATCTATATTTAATTAAGTTGTGTCAAGGCGCCGGGAACCGACCCCGGATCATATCCGTACACGTACGATCATGATATATCCTTCCGCCCCGCCAAGGTTTGGTTCAACATTAACAAACTTTCATATCCTCACACATCTTAAAAAAGACCTCTCTTATGATCTTCTTGTATAAGATGTATATCTCATCATCATCCTCATCAAACTCCACTCCCCATGAACGTAATAAATATCTAATATCACAATCCGCTATATGAATCCTGAATATAGACGGAACGCTCATTATGTAATCCTCAAAAGCCTTCTTAATTCCATCCCTTTTGATATGTTCTTTATACTCATTCTTGAATACACTAAGCATAAAAGACATATATTCCCTATCGTATTTAAACTGCTTACCATAATTATCTGTATCTATATGATCCAGTATATATATCTCTATAGCGTCTCTATCGTATTTTGACATACTTCTTCCTCCTCCTTTTGATATTTTATAACCTTTTTCTCCCCATACGCTTTCGCTAACTGGATAAGTTGACCGGTAAACACCTTGGTACGGTGTTTTACGATCTTATCCACCAGCTCCGGGCATCTGGTTCTCCATCTATAATTAACCTCGCCCTTAGCTTTCTTCTTGTAATATCTGTAAAATGTTACGGCCACTACCACTTCTCCATCTTGTTCAAAAGCCACTAAATCGTAATTGTTGTAAACTATTTCGTTCATATCGTTACTATTTTTATGTATTTAATCACCTCTTCTGGTAAGGATGCTAGATCCTTAACTCTTTTACCGAAATCGTATGAATGTCTCCTATATGGATAATAATCACCAACATATATTCCTATTCCTTGTGGATGAAATGGATTTTCGCTGCATGCAAACACAGGATAATATACCAACCCACTACTATCTTTACCCTTATCACTTACACATATTATCGTGTATCTATCTACCTCCCCATCACCAATATCATACACCCTTACTTTTACCTTCACGCCATTGACGTTTGTTATAACATTATTCATACGCACCTCCTTTGTTGTTCACTATCAAACTAATCTATCTCCCTACCATATATAGTATACGATCCACACCAGCCACGATTCTCATTCGAGACCCTAATATGATCTACAGGTTTATCTCCTGCCATACAATTAGCGTAAGATAATACCTCCGACATGTTTCTGAACCCGGAATCCGCCGCCGATTTTATAAGCTTTCGATCGTACCCGAATACCCATACCTTTACAATATCCCTTTCCTTTACAGTTCTTCTTATACGCATAATCTTGCCATAAAATAAACAAACATAAAATCTATTCTCTCTTTGTTATCATCCATCCTATGCCCGGTAATTTCAAAAACAACCCTACGCTTTTCTACAGTCTGTATATTATCTAACTGAATAGCTATGTAAGGATATTTCAGAACTTTCTCTCTATTGATGTTATTCAAAATAGCGTTGACATCTTGCCTGCGAAAATACATATTTACCCCTATGTAGCTGGCAACCAAAAGACACTCATCTATCACCCCATCAGTATCGAATAGAAATAGCATATCATCCTTCTCTATAGTATATTCCATATCAAGAATCTTGATACGTTTACCTCCATCCTCCTTCTTAGCTATTAAAACCTCCGTCATTTCATTCTCTGTCGTAAGGATATAATACGCCTCTTCTCTCGTAATATTATCCCGTAGATAAAGCAGCGCTTCATCTTGTAGTTTCATAATCTCGTCCATACTATTAGTATTTTATATTACCACGCCAAAAAGAACGGCGGTCGACACCCGTAGCCTGCCATGCCGTGACACCGCCGCCCGTTCCCCTTGGTATTATTCTGCCACCTCTAATTTCCCGTAATAAGGATAAAAACAACCGTCTCGATAAACCGAATATCTGAGCGTTTTATCCTTTGCTTCATAGATGGAAACACAACCGCTGTTATAAGCGTTGGATAGTTCTTTTGCTACAAATCCGCCTATTCGTTTATAGGTTTTAGGCGTATCCCTCAACGGTCTGCCTACATATATTTTTACTCTCTTGCACTTCTTGTCGCCTACGTATATATCCTTCCCGCTAAGCTCCGTTAAATACATGAATCTCATATCAACCGATTTTAAATCCAACATTCCTCTATCTCTATCTCCATATGATCCGCCCAATCACATCTATCAACATCCTCGCCATCCTCGAAGTAATAGTAGGCCCATACCTGTAAGCCTCCTACCTCTATATATCCATCACTTTTCCATTCTATCAACCCGTCTTGCCTTACCACGTTGGTAGGCTCAGCCCCTAGCGACAGCAGATTATTTACTATACTACCGCCAAATACGTTTCTTGCTTCTTCTTTCGTCATATCACTATCCGATTTTTAATATTACACTAACGCCAGAGGGGAACAGGGACGGACGACCAGCGGGACCTACCCCACGCCATCGCCGCCCCCGTTTTCCCTTGGTTTCCTCCGCATCACCCCATACTAATAAACAATATCCACCACCAATAACACCATACCCACCATCACTCACAACTGCCTTGCCTTGACGGGAAACTCCTACCACTTGCAAACTTTTACATTTGATCGGAAGATACCCCTTGCTTGAAAGGCGTTTCCTTGCCTGAAAAGTATTTTTCTTGTTTATTGAAAGGCGTTTTCCTTGCTCGAAAGGTGTTTCCCTTGTTTGTTGGTGTTTTTTCTTGTTTGTTGGTGTTTTTTTCTTGTTTGTTGGTGTTTTTTCTTGTTTGTTGGTGTTTTTTCTTGTTTGTTGGTGTCCCATCACGCAAATCCCAGACCTCCCTCGAAAATACCACGAAAACCTGAGACCTTCTGCTACTTTGTTCCACGTGGAACGTTGATTCAGTCTAGGATATCGAGGTCTTTGTTCTTGATTGCCTTATATACTTGCCTAATACAATGTATTGATAATAAAACCAATAAAGAAACTATGATTATAGGCAGAGCGTCGCCCGTAGCTATAACGTACCGCCCCAACTCAAACGCCATATACCCACAAAACAAGGTGAGTACGAAATATATAAATACACCCATAAAAATATACAATAAGTAACCACGATTTTAAAATTGAACGCAAATAATACAATTAATTGAGTATCAATAAAATAATATATATCAACCCCTAGAGCTACCTCTAAGGAAAGACAAGCCTAGATATAGATAAAAAATATACAATAAGTACCGCCTATTATATACCTTTTAGGATCGATTCAAGCGCAAATCCATGCATAAGGGTACAATTCACCCGCCCGTATGGATATAGATATATACAAAATGATACATAATAAAGTATTTTACTTACACATTTATAATTAAGGCTTAAAATTTACCGACTTAACACTTTTATGTGCAAGCAAAACATATGGTTATGCTATCATTTTGTAAAATTAGGCACAAAAAAGCCCTTCCGTCCTATATCACTATAGTACGAAAGGGCACAAACTTTAAAATCAAATAAAAACAAACGATCTATTGTCGCAATTTGTTCGCCATGTAACTAACACGTTTCCGCCTACATTTATCAGATTCCCTACTGCAATCTAATTTATTAGACTTGTATAGTTCTTTGGTAAGCTCAATATAAAACTCAATTTGAGACTTTCTTACAGCCTCTAAAGCCTTTTCTTTTTGAATAGATAGTTTCCTATTCAAATTATCGAATTTCTTTTTGTACATAATATATTAATTTAATTACACCAATAAGAATACGGCATGGCTATGAAGGCACAAAGCTGCCGTTATCGACACGGCTAGCCGGACGCACCACACCCGCCCGATTCCCTTTGGTTTTGTCCCTTTGCCCCGAACGAACGAAGCCAAATACGTACATACGTTGCCCGTGATACGTACCGACAAGGCGCACTTTGTCCGTCAATTTAACCGCACAAAATACCCTTATAAGGGTTGTTATTTTACTATTACATATAACGCATAAGTATTTAAGCAACCTTAAGCGTTATTGCTTTGATACTTTGGCACGGCTATAACCCCGTAATACACTTTATGCGTGCTACTCTCGCAACGCATAGACATACACCCTATACATGCGTATATACACCAACGTACCCCGTATTATAATACGGCCTATTAAGGATACCTTAACGTACTAACCCGACTTACAATAAGGCCAAAAGGATAACGGTACGTCTCCGGACTGGAAACGCACCCAAATCACATTGTTAAGCGGCGATCTATCTATACATGCTATCGATACCCTACCAACATGTATATCCTTATTGCAATATGTTAAATAACTCGCTATTTTAGTCTGAGTCCAGTTGCGCGACGGGGACGCAATAGCATGCAACCACGACGGGCTATTATAGCCCGCCTAATTATCTATCATTTTTAGGGTGTGTTAAGTAGTAAGTAATACATTTGGCTATCAAATTATATGTGTATCGCTTGATAGGTATAGCTACTTTGACGATACGTTTATCCGATCCGTTAAACACCTCATAGTAAGGTGCGCTATCTGTGTCGCTGTATGCTACAGGCTCACAATATCCAAAGCGTTTATGCGTATTGCCGAATACGGCTATATTGTTTATTTTATCCAATGGTAACTTGCTGTTGTTTGCCTGATCTTGCTTGTCGTAGTATTCTCTTTCAACCTCTTTGTAGGCGCAAAAGGTATCATTTACACGTGGTAATATTTCTTTGCATAATTGTATTACCATCTCTTTTTCTTTTGCCAAAGCAACCAAAGCGGGAACAATTGCTTTATCTACTTTAATATCATTGTCCTTTAAGATCTCGTTAACCTCTTTGCCAGATTTAAATAACTGGCACCAAGCTTTGACCGCACCCGCTAACGTTTTCTCACTTGCTTTCTTTACCTCGTTTTGGACTTTGTTTAAATCTTTGCTAGTCATTAGATTTTACCCATACCCTTGGGATTTATATCGGCTTCTGGTACGCCTATTTGTTAATATTGTTATCTTACAAGGGCAAATATACGGAGTATTTTATTATCAAACAAATATTATGCAATAAAAAATTCAACGATTATATATAATAAAACTAATCAAATGTAAATGTATATTAAAATATTGGTTTATATCATTGATAATCAACAAGTTAAATGAAAAATAAGCATTCTTTTTTTCGGTTTGCTGATCGTTTGCCGCTCCCATTTACCGCCCTTTGTGGATTGGGGGGGCGGCCCCAAAAACGGCAGCCCGGCCGGGGTGATTTCGGGTAGGTGGTCCGTCCCGCACCCCATATCCAATAAAAGGCAACCATCTCCCAATAGGGTATCTTCTCAAACCCATTTAATAGATATAATTATAATTTTATTATATTTAGGGCGTAAATAAAAACATGAATAAGATTATGAGTTTAATGATAGAGTACATAGAAAAAGAA